GTCGCCTTGTGCTGTGGAATATTCTCCCCCAGGTGCAAAACCGCGATAAGGAGGAAAAGCCCTTCTTATTACACGAGTTAAATATACGGTGTTAGCCGATGGTAACCGTGTAGTAGTAAAATATGCCCTATTATATCGCTTTAATAGTGCACGGAATGATGTTATGGTTTCCCCAAAAAACACATGATCATAAGCCGTGGCGTTATCTTGCCTGGCTAACATCAAATGATCAGTCTCTTGATTCATAGGTTTACTAGGTTCATCTGTCGTATCCTGATCCGTAGCTTGCATCTCATCCTCGCCCTGGGGGGCGATGAGACTAGGTGCATTAAAATACGAATAATCATCAATACGAAAGTTGGGATTAGCAACACATAAATCTTCCCCAGCTGAAATAAAAACATTAATAGCAACGTCATTATTAATTGTGGAATTGGGAATGGTAAGTTCGTTCACCACATATACGCGCAAAACACCGTTAGCGCGCCGTAGTGGTGGGGATGATGGAGTCGTTGGACCGTTTTCAAATGGTGGATCGAAAAGATCGCCCAATCTACCCGGACCTGAAACTTGAGCCCACGGATGAGCATTACCCCATCCAATGTCTACCGTAAAGTCTTTATCCTCGGCTATATCCACAATATACGTGTAATTAGTATTATACTCATTAGACGCAAATGCATATGGATCATAGACGATTTTAAGTCTTCCCTTATGGTAGGCAGATGACACAATCTGAAAACGATACCGCATGGTACCTCGCCAATTCTCGAAAGGTAAAGTGGCGAAAGCACATGCTGGTAAATGTATTTCCGGTAATGCCAAAGTAGAATTAGCATCCCACACTTGTGGTGTCACCTCGATCTGAAATAATGCATCTTCAGCTGCATTAGCTACAGTCCAAGGAAACTGTGTGATATACGATTCTCTTGCGGCTATACTTTTGATTGTCATCTCATCAGTCCCTGCCAACCCTGTAGTGCGTGAATCCACGGTTAACTCCTGCTTAGCATCAGTAGTCAACTTAGTAGTAGAATCAGGCATGTTGGTGTTGGCAACGTTACCAAATGCTGTAGGACGATATGGTACAATACTGTCCAGTATGGCTGGACGTGAAAATCCAAAATTTGTCGCTACAGCGGACGTGGCAGATGCAGCTATCTCGGTAGCCCGTGCATATGGCCCTATAATAGGCGCATCACGCAAGGCACCGGCAGCTTTAGCTACCACAGAAGCGGGCCTACTTATTGGCCCAGTTCCATACTCGTCTTGTGCCTGTGGTACAATAGTACCAGGCTCAACACTTGTAGGTACGGCTAAAGATACATCTTCAGCCCAAGCAAATACAGAAATGGTCACAGAATCATTAGCTCCATTTGCATGTTTAAGACCTTGTATTGTTTGAATAAATACTTCACCCATAGCTGACCATTCCGCACGCGGAATGTTCAAGGCATTTTCTTGCCAGAAAAATGGCAAAATCATGTCCCCTCCTTGGGACAAAGTAGGATCCAAATATACATGCGGGCGTTGGGACGCCGCAATTAAATCTTGGGGGAAAAAGGACCGCGTAGTGGCAAAATCATCATCGTCGGGTAACGGTAAATAGGACGCTATAGCGCGTCCGTAATGAAACCCATTGCCGTTAATAACAAATTTAAGATGAAGTTTCGCACGTAGCAAATTATAATTCGAAATCCTATTAAGCACGCGGGGGTTATTAAAATAATCAGACCACGGCCTAAAATTCTCGAATAAAGTGGTTCCTGTTCCCCAGGAATATGATTGTATCTTAACTGGTCTTGAAAAGAAATTACCAAGATCAGCGTCGTTACTATCACAAATCCCAAAAGTATAATCTGGATTACTATCCACTCTATACTCCCAGGTTGAGGTGGCATCTTTAAAAGCTACCATCTCTGATTGAGTTCTTTGATTAGTTTTATTTATTGTTACATTAAATTTACTTTCACTAAGCTACTACAAATACAACCGTACTACTCTCCGCTCAAAGAATAGCCGGCGACATACATTGGTGTGTTGGCTAAACACCCCCGTAAATACGGGTACTCATTACGAGTGCCTATGTCACACAAAGCCTATAAATGATCCTACAGTATGTACAATCGGACCATTCATGGTAACCAGTGTGTGACTGGTGATTTATAAAGCATCACGCTTCCTGTCACCAACAGGTGGGAATGTTTAACGTGTTTCCCGGAACACGGTGCCAAAACTAAGTCTGACCGAAATAAGTTAATCTAAACTTAGCGACGCGATCGTCATAATCTAAGTCCAAACCATGTACCATTTCGGTCAAACCATGCCTCTCAGCAACTTCCTTCATTTGCGCACGACGATCTTCGTACTTCTCACGTCCATACAAAAACCATTCAGTGAGTGCTGAACCAATACAACTACTGGCAACAGTCTCTGGTGTTTCTGTCTTAGACTTAAGATTACTATGAAGGGATTTGAAGATAGACTGTTCATCGAGGATACCCATATAAAGGTTCAACTCCTCATCATACCTCGGTCTTCTCTTCAGAAAATCCAGCTCATCACAGTCCAAATAATCAACTACATCTGACGTCTTGTCCGGTGGTGTCACAACCATATCAAATTGTTCACACCATTTAACAAAATCTACGTTATTGTAATCAACTACTTTGGATACGCTACCACCATAGTCGTCACCATACGTAATCAAACTAATGTAATCCTTAAAACGTGCATTCCACATTCTTCCATCCTGCCATGCATAAAATGCACAGCGATGCAATAAAGAATTCACAATAGAATTGACATATGCCGTCAACGATTGGCCTGACGGATTAGATCCAATAAATTGGATAAAATCTCCATTATAGGCAGTAACTGCGCATGCCACCTCTGTTGCTATGACCCGCATTACACAAATATCATCCTGAGTATAATTATCAGGGAAACATTGTGCAAACGAAATCATAATGTCAAAAGCCACAAAAATCAATTGTGCAGGCATACGTAAATCATATTTGGCATAATCGCCAGCATAACCGCGTTCTTTTCCAAATTTACGAATATGTTTAAAAAGCTGGTCCATTTCTGGCCCATGTGCATTAATACCTACAGCACATTCGGACATCAATGGATGTTGGGATAACATTCTAGCAATGGGTAAAAAATACTTTCTCATTGCAAGTTGTAACGGCATACTTGCTGCTTGAAAAACTCGCACCTTATCTTTCACAATAGGTGTAGGTTCATCTTTCAAACAAGCCTTAAAAGGACAATTATGTCTCTTATATTGCCGCGCGTTGGCTTCAAAAGCCGCCAACTCATCCCAATGTGTGGGTTCCAATGTGCGCGGACAAGCATGTTCCTCATTAGGTTCCAACTCAATAATATCTTGAGATTTAGGCCCACTAAGAGGAAACCCCCTGCTTGTCGCAAGATTCATACTATCAATGAAACGTTTGCCATCAATGCCAGACACAATCTGTACTTCCGTC